GGCAGATACCCCAGCACCTGATCGTTGTATCGCACGGAGATCGCATGCCCACTATTGGAATGCGGATTATCCGGCTCCAACACCAGTGTTGCGTCGAAATATCGGGCCCCCTCGGCATCAGCTCGCACCTGCCTGATAACCGTATTAACTTCCGCCGCATGGTACCGCATCCCCACCACATTTTGGCCACACCAGGTTTCCGCAGGCTTCGCATCATAGATACTGACCATGGCTCCATTCCCTTTTTCTTCACCTTATGTAAACCGCAGTTAAGATTTATCTTAAGATTCACCTAGGTGCTTGTATATAGTTTTGATGGAATGATATTTGCAATACCCTCTTTCGGGTTTATCAGGCATCCATAAGGAATCTCGCATATGTGCCTGACCGGTACATTTCCTGCCACGCCTCAACCATAAAAACCGTCACCCCCAGCTCGTGAGCAACCCCGCTTACCGACGGGTGGACGTGCTCGGCCGCCGCATACTCCTCAATCGTGATTAACTGTCTTGCCGCCCACCGGTTAGCCGCTAACTCCTGCTTCGCCCGCCGCCACCCCACAGCAGCCGAATCGTGCCCCAACGCCGCATGCCCTACCTCATGCGCCAATGTGCAAAGATGCGCCACCGGATGCAGCCCCCGCCGAATACTGATTGCGCGCCGGGGCGTGCTCCATAGTCCCTTCTTGCCACCGACGTGCGTACACAGGGTAACCCCCAGAGATATTGCTAAATCTTCAAGGTTGTCAATCGTTAACATTTCATTCTCCTAGAGATATGAAAAAATTAAGGATAATCATAAGGAGAATGAAACAAAAATATCAAATTAGCTTACGGGCCATCATGGTAATCATCATCACCCGGCATCGGCTCATCCGGCGAATCATCCGCCGCCGCCATCTCTTCATATTGCCAACCATCACCAGGAGACGGGGCATTTTGCTGTACCACGGAGTCGAAGCTTTCTTCCCATATGTCGTCGTCTTTTGAACTGACTCGCCTGGCTAGCTCTCGAATCAGTTGGCGGTCGGTGAGTAGCTGCGCAGCAGAAGTTTCATTGATGCCTATTGCTTCCTTGGCCGTGATGTATCCGGTGGCAACCAGCGCCTTGACTGGTGACTCTCCGTAGCCGCGGGCGATAGCAATAACAACTTCGGCGGTGAATACTCCCTTGTTGATTTGTCGGTTTACTGTCGCTACGGAGATTTGAGAGCGGTTGGCGATTGCTCGCCCGCTTGCGTTCCCAACCAGCCCTTTGATCCATTTCAGGTGATCTGTCATGTGTTCTATTATCCACCATTTAACTCTATTGCGCAAGTTGAGTCGGCCTATTTAAATGCGCAAATGGTGAAAATGATACACGCACTTGCGCATATTGGATAATGTGTCTTATAGTGATTCATGTAGCGCAAGTTGAATCACTAGGAGGTGGATATGCGGTACAAACTGAGCCCCTTAGTGCTCGACAAAATTCGGTCTAACCGTGGTTTTTCATCAGATGCCCAGTTGGCCCATGAGGTGGGCGTGACAGTAGGGACAATTAGCAATATTCGCAGGGGTGCCACTCCTAGCTTTAAAACCGCGATCCGATTGCTGGAATTGGCCGATATCACTGATGTACGTGCAGCCATTGTCAAAGTCGCGGAGGTCCCCGCGGCTTAGTCGCGCTGGGGTCGTCTGTGCTCGATGCTCCAGCTCACCTACCAGGCCAATGTCGGCCTAGGTGCCTAATCGCCCCCTTATCGCTTGTGGCCCCTTCCTCGCCTGGGGAAGGGCTGGGAAGGGGCCACTTAGCACCTACACACAGAAGAAAAAGGAATTTTAGTAATGATCTCGTTTATCGGAATGCTGGCTGCGATGGTGTCCATGACGTTGGCTGCGTGCTCGCTGGCGTTGGCTGTTGTCGTCTATCGGCGTGTTCGGGGGAGTGCCACCAGTCGCCAAGAAACAGCGCAGACGGCACCTGCTACTGGTGTGCCGACTGCTGTTGTTGCTGCCGGAGGTGGTGCCGTAGATGGTTCTCTTGGGTGGCCCATTATTGCGCGCTGGTTTGGGCGCCCCGCGGTGTCTCTTGATGCTTGGTCTGCTCGCCTGGTGGTGTCCTGTTTGCGCGCTGTGGGGGAGCGGCTGCTATCAAGCCGGGTGCCTGTTGGTTGTTGGCCCCGTGCGGGGCAGTGCCGGGGTTCGCTGTTCGTGACGCCTCGATTGGTGCGGCTATGGCCACTGGTTGCTGTTTGGGCGGGTTGGTGTTTGGCGCCTTGCCGGGTAGCGGGGAGAGGGCCGCCTGCTCGGTAATGCACACTTCTTGTCGCTGCTGGCGGCGGCAAGAACCCCCTATAAACCAGAAAACCGGGGGCTAGCACAAATTACCCAAACTAGCCCCCGTCGCAAAGCCTTTGAAAGGAAAGGCACATGAATCATATCACTACCCCTCAATTACCGCAATGGTTGACCACCGCCCAAGCCGCCACGCTTTCCGGCTTTTCCCAATGGCAGATCAGGAAATTCTGCCGCCAGGGCGTGCTGCGCGCTACCCAGCCGTCGATGGCTACCACTGTGGGACGCAACGCCCCCTACCGGATCGCCCTAGCTGACTTGACGGCATTCATGGATGCCCATCCGGTGGCCGACCAGGAAGGATGCCACCATGCCGGATTCTACCGCTGACCTACCATCTCGCCTTGCAGACAGCTTGACTGCCACCACGGTGTGGCAGCAGGAGCTGATCGCTAAGCTGCTTGAGCGGGGGAACGCCGAAGCAGAAAGCGGCCTCGACGTCGCATTAATCATCCATGATTTACACGCCCAGGTTGAGACACTGACGGCGGCGAAAGTAGTTGCCGAGCAGCGCGCTGCCGATTTGCATGCGGCGCTGCATGACGCCTGCGATCAACGCGACGCCTACAAAGCTGCCCACGAGTCTCGGGAATGCTGCCAGGATCCGTGGTTGGTGACCGTGCCGGTTACAGAGCCGGCAGCCGCCGATGGCAACGCAGGTGCCGCCTCTGGGGGCGGCTGTGTTGACGCCGATACCGAGCCAGATTCGGAGATGCAGTCGGCACTGGGATTGCCCACGGAACTCGTCGATAGTATCCGGCAGGCGGCGTTGGCGTCGTTGACCGCGATAGACCAGTGCCGGGAAGCATTCGAAAACGGCGACGACGGCAAAGCCTTCAAATGCATGAAGCGCGCTGCTGCACACATGCGCAGGGTCATTGACGGGCTGAAAACCGTTAACAATATCGTGAACGGCGGTGAAGAGTGATGCCTGCGACCGTTACCCTTGCGGGGCCAGTAGCCCGCCGAGTGTATGCAGGACGTTTGGTGTCTGTCTGCTTTGATGCGGGCAATCCTGCTGCTATCGCCCTGGGCGACCTAGCTGCCTGTGTGCCAGGTTTCGGGGTGCTGCCCGAAATGTGCCTATATGGGCTGCCAGTGATTCACCGTTGCGTGTTTGTGCCCATCGCTACCGCATGGGAGTGGGTGGGCATGTACAAGCGCCACCGGCAGGAAACACCACGGCAGGAGCTAACCCGGATCCTCCAGTGGGCAGAGCAGCAGGAGGCGCCAGCATGAGCCGCGCATGGTGCCGTTGGTGCGGCGCAGAAATCCGCTGGGCAAAAACCGCTAACGACAAAAACATCCCACTTGACCCCTGCCCGACCCTAGACGGCCGCTGGCGTATCAGCCTAGGCCGCGCCCACTACGTGTACGGCGTCGCCAGGGAACAAGCTCAGATCGCGGGAGAACGACTGTACGTGGCACACATGGAAACCTGCACACGTAAAACCCACCAACCCAACCTAAGAAGGAGCGCTTGATGAACACCACTGATATTCGGCGAACGTCGCTTGCCGCGTCCGACGATACGATCGGTGCCCTACACATTCATGAAACGTGGGCGATCGTTGACTGGCCCCACAACCCCGATACCGGGGAACGTGAACCCTACGCGGTCGTCTACTCCGTTGACGGCTGGCGAGTTGCCGAGGTGCCCATCCCCGCCGCCGTATACAGCATCACCCACACCGCGCCGGGGCAAGTGCTTGCCGCCGCCTACGGTGTTTTGGAAGACAACCCGCATCTTATTGATGTCCTACGCACTCTCCAGGAGCCCTAAAATGCTGACCTATATCGAAGAAGACGCCGCGCTCATTTGCCGGTGTCTGCCGAAAAACATTGCCAGGCCGGACGACGAGCAGTTCCCCCTATTCCTTATTTATGCGGTGCTCATGCGCGCTAAGGGCACTGCTGCCACGCTATCAGACGTTCATGATGCCTGGGCTGCTTGGCGGGTTGATAGTGCGCCCCTGCACAAAGATTTGGTACCGTTCGATGAGTTGGATGCCGCCACCCAGGCGCTGGATCAGCCATATTTAGATGCTATCCATGCCGCCGCCAGGATCCGGGAGGCAGAGTCCCATGCCTGACTATTCCCAGCTGCCGGTCAAGTCAAAAGCGGTCCTGTTCACCCGGGAGCTGCATAACGCGATCCGCGCTGTGATTAAAGTGGCCAGCCGGAAGTTTGAGGACTTCGATGTCGTCAAGCTGGTGTTTCGGGGTGAGCGGCTGCTGGTGTGTGCCGCTAACCCACGGCACATGATTCAGGCAGTGGTGCCCACCTATTTCGCTATCGTCGCCGCCGAACACGCCGAGGTGGAGATCACGGCCGCATCAGCCAGGCTGTTACTGAAGCTTAAGCCGGATTTCAAGAAAGCCCCCGAGGCGCAGTGCGCGCTGTTTGTCTCGGAGAATGAGCTCACCCTGCAGGATTTGTCAGGCACGTGTGGCGACCTCACCGATGTTACCGCGGCCCGATTGGCTCCTACGTTGCCCACCGACGTCGCTACCGTCATGGACCGGGTACGCGATGAAGCCAGACAAGGCATTGGTACTGCCTCACCAGTGGTTCTTACCGCCGCCCAGATGGACGCCATCAGCGCAGCTATCCAGTATGCCCAGGTGCCGTTCTGCTCACCCATTGGTCTGCCCCCAGGCGACTACTTAGCGCGCTGCTACGTGCCGTTAGGCGGCATGGTGGAATCCTATTCCACGGTAACGGACATCCGCAGGCCCCATGCCGCCGACGGTGGCCCGGCGCGGGATG